GCTACGTCTAAATTAATACCATTAGTTGACACACCTGAAGTAAAAGCTCCACTAGCTAAAGTTATTTTACATAACAAAACCGCTGTACTTTCAGTAGCATCTGCGGTTACTGGTTGTGAACCAGAATACAAATAAATAATCCCATCCGCTAAAGCATCCGCATAGCTAGACCCACTTGCTTTAGCTACTTCATTACGTAATCCTGTTGAAAATCTCTCAGCCATTTTATACCTCTCAATAATACATTGTATTAATAACGTGGTAACCACAGGTTAGACACGCACCTTTATTAAAAGATGTAGGGTAGGTTAACTTATCCTTAGTAATATTTACAAACTCACCTGTTGGTAACCCTATACAAATTCCTTTTGGACTTGACCAAATAATCCCTAGCCCTTTTTGATCAAGGTTTAAGTCATCAAGTTCTAACATATCATGTGCTACGGACCACTCATGAACAGGGTACGGAGCAATAGTTTTTTGTTCAAAATCGAGTGGTGAGCTGCCCGATAAAAAATAAGTATTATTTTCGTCGCTCACAAAAAGACCCTCCGTAACACTCTTTACCATTCTAATCCGGGTACCAAATTGCCAAAACATTCTAGACTTATCAAATAACCCAGGAGCGTAGGGCTCTGAAAACCATATTACATTATCTTCTGCAACTATCATACGGCCTTTATGTTTAGCTAAATGAGATCCTACTGGGGCATTCTCAAATTGTCTTGTAGTGTCAGGTCCAGCATAACTACCCTGTGGCCAGGCACTTGAAACTCCGTTATTAATAACCCCATTTTGAAAACCATTAGTGTAATAAGTTTCGCTATTCCAATCTAAAAAAGACATTCGCTTATTCTTTGTCAAATTAGCTCTTACACCAGTAGCCAAAAGATCAACTCCAATTTGCATAATTGAGCCATACGTTACGGTCTCTTTAATAGCAAAACAACTGCCCTGGTCACTCCATATAGAATGAAACTCTCCAGATACTGTTTGATTGTACCCCTGTCTTCTGTTTATTCCCCCAGTGTTATCAATAGTCACATTAACAGCTGAAGACAAGTTTTTGATCCCTATTTTCTCATCAACAACTTCTCTAGTAGGGTCATCTTTAGTATTTAACCCAGTAGCATGAGAAAATAAAGTAAGTAACTTAGTCATTAAATCCAACCCCCACGACTACGATCATTCCGTACACCTCTAACACTCTTTATAGCATTAACCCCCTTAGGGTCCCCAAAATAATTAGTAAACCTTCCAGCATAATCTAAAGCCTTATTAGCGTTAAATGTATCCGCGTCGCGGCGTTCGAAACCTAAATGAAGCATCCAGTAAACTAAGTTGTATTGATGAGCCCTATCAATAGACAAAGCTAAACTTGTAGCCATTTCAACTTTTGGCACATGAGAAATACTTAGTTCTAGACTTCCGTCTACAACTGGGGTTGGCACAAATTGTATATTAGTGTCATCTAGAATTAAATATACTGGAGACCCTTCTAGGTCTTCCCAGTCAGGGTCTTTAAAATAAAGTTCATCTATATTAGTTATAGCTAGTTTATGTGTGTCACCACTAGTGGTCTCCGTAAACTTAGCATAATATATTTCACGAACTGCGATATGTTTAGCATAAAGCGCTGTATCAGCTGTCACAGCTACTTGACACATATCTGTATCTATAGACGAAGTTAGTAAAGGCTTCCGCTCACAAGCTTCTATTTCAGCTCTAGCTAAATAGCTTTCTACTAAATCATCTGGCCAAAGAAAAGGCTCCTTTAGGTCGTCCGCAAACTCTCTAAAACTTTGTATTAAATCATTAGGTACCATAATCCACCTAGGGTAATGTTAATCTCAAGTAGAGCCTCACTTAAAGGCTCTAATTCAGGTTAACTTATTTTCTTAACCTTTGGTTTAACTTTCGGTTTAAGCTTAGGTTTTGCCTTAGGAGTATCCTTAACTACTATTTTAGGTTTTGGAGACTCATATAACGTAAACGTCCCGTTACTCTCAGCAATCCATTTAGCCCCTAATTCATCATCGACTTCTGCTTTACCAGTTGAAAAATCTATATTCTGGTACGTAAACAACTCTCTGTTACCATTATACTTTAATATCATTGTATCCTCCGGCTAATCTAAGGCCCTAAGGCCTTAGATTATTAACAAACAGATTATGTCGTTACGTCGTTACGACACCAGTTGGAGTCGGACAATACGAATCACAAGCTATAAGACCATAAGTCTTACTGTTATAAACCGTTCGTTTGACACCGAAAATAGCCCCTGCTGTAATAGCAAGAGCATTACCACGGTCATCTTTATCCTCGTTCCAAGAATACCTATTTGGAGAAGAATTCTGACCATACGCCATAAGCCCTGCTTGCGCTCCCATAAATAGCGCTCTTGCAGTAGCGACACCCGTAGTTTGGGCCGCGCTAAAACGAACAGTATTACGATGCTTATGGAGAATAACATCAGCGTACTCACCAAGGCTATTTTTGTACACAATATTAGAGCCCCGGTTACCTACAGCTTGCTGAATATCCATCCAGTCATTAGTAGTAGTTGACGTACGAAGCTGGAATGCCTGGAAAGTGTGCATAAGGAAAATAAATTTACGCTCACCTCCAATACTAATACCCTGGATCATCGGATCAAGAGTTTCAGCGGTAGCTACCAAACGTTCAACATCAATAAGGCCTACTATATCATCAGTGGCAACAGTAGCTGCTGAAGTTGCGTTTCCAGCATAGATCTGATGCGCAGTATCAGGGACTACTAAAGAGTTATTAGCTCTACCGGTCCAAGTTGTAGGAACTTTATAAGAGGTATCCATGCCACGTGCTCCTGAAAGATACATGAACATTTGTTCATCCATGTACTCAGCCCACCATGTAGAAAGAGCATCCCGACCTTCTTTACGCATATTATAAGGCACGCGCTGTTCGGACATCTTGCCCTTAGACTTAGTTGACTTACGAAGCTGATCAATAAATAATGCATCATTAAAGAAACTCAGTGCTTCTTCTCCTGTTGCATGACCCTCAATAATAGCGTCACCTTCAATACCATTTTCTTCAAGCTTAGCGCGTAAGGCTACGGTGACTTTCTCACCGGCAGCTTTGTTAAGCTCATTTTTAATACATATAACTGTATCTGTACCTGTTCCCATAAACTTAGGAAAGTAGGCCTTCTTAACAGCTTCAACATCCAAGGACGTTGACCACCGTTGGACCGCAAGGTCGTCATTTAATGCAAATTCTGTTCCAGACATAATAAAACCTCGATTTTAAGTGAATAAATTATTTAGTGTTATGCCTGATCAGCAATTCCAAAAACATTGATAATCAGATCTCCAGTTAAGCTACCGGTTGTTAAAAAAGCTGCGGTATTAACAAGAACAGTAAGGTACGCATCTTTAGGAAGCGTTACTGGTTTAGTCGCTAAATTATTATCACGTATACTAAACGCTGCAGTATTTGCCTGCGCAGCAGTGAAATAGTCAGCGTCTTCTGCATTAGGTGCCGCTACATCTACACCGTCAACGTATTCCCATCCTATAGTAAGAGTAGAATTAGTATCCCCCAACGCTGCATTCACACTGATCTCAGCGGCGAGTATCTTAAACCCTTTTGGAATTTTGCCGAGGACTAAAGTATCCGTGTGCACAACCGCAGTTGCGTCATCTGACAAGGTCCATACACCTTCAAGGAAGGTCGCTATAAAAGGAAGTACTGTAAGGTTACCGAAAGGAACGCCGCCTAATGGACGATCTACGGTTACACTTGTGGAAGTTAATGTGTCTGCCATGACTTAAGTCTCCTTAATTTCCGGCCAAATAAGCTTCGTGCTCTTTGTCGGAGAGTTTTAATAATTGTTCGGTGGTAAGTACTTTTCCAGTTAATGAACTTAACTCTGGAGTATCCCCATCCACCTTAGGTACCTGAGTTAAACTGCGATACTCCTCAGACGCTGGTGTTTTAAATTTCTTCATTAGCTCAGCTGTTATTTCAGTCCTAAGCTTAGCCTCTAGAGTACTATCATCGTCAGGTACTACTGTTTTTTCTTTAGCAT